ACCGTGGGCGAGCGGTGCCTGGACTGTATTTGGTGGGTCCCAGCTACTGGGAATGAATGAAGTCTTGGATTATTGGGCTAGATCCAACCCAATTGATATATATATTTAATTTATGATTAAATTAATTATGCGATAAATGATATTATAAAAACAAATAATATGTAAAATATTATTCATTATATATAAGTTAAAACATTACACGGATGATTTATTTATGATGCGGTAATGATTTATGAGTTCCATGCCTAAAACGTTCACGTTCTCAGCCATCACCATATCCACCACGTCTACTAATTCCTCCGTCCTTATCATCTGGTGAGTTGTGTCTTTGAACATATTCCTTAACCCATGCATTATTTCCTCCTCAGAGCCGTTAAAGTCGAATGGGATGAAGACATCAGCGAAGTGATATGGTATGATAAACGTTGATTTCCTCAGATATGATTCTTTTGTTGCCGTTACCTCTATCTTGCAGTCTATATGATCGTCTTTGAGGAAGACATCGACTCTGAAGTGGACTCCCTTGGTGTTTCTTAATGTGATAGTCATTGTTTAATATGTTTCGTGTTGATCATCAACAGGAAATATATAGATGATTCATAAAAAATATCTTATGAGTATATGGATTTAAATGGAACACGTATATCCTGTATTATCCATACATATTTCGTCATCCATTACGTCATACAGGCTCATACGATGTAAAGCATCGTAAGAGATAAACATTAAATAAAAGGAAAAAAATAAATAAGAAATAATTAGAAATTAGAAAGAAACAAGGGAGCGCAGCGAAAAAAAAAAACCCCTAACAGACTAAGAAAATTAAATAGAAAAAGAAAACCGTACAAGTTCTTCTCAGAAGGACTTGGTTGATAAAAAAAAAAACAATAATTCCGTACTATCATACTATGTCGTTTTGTTTGAAGTCCGTACGCAAATCACTATTTAAACGGTAGACTCAATTTCATCACGAATCCCGTTCCGTTATTTTTGTATCCGTTCCGTTATTTATCACCATTCCGTTATTTGAGTACCGATATATCGGTGCCTATCGGTGCCTATTGGTACTCATTTAAGTTGCCTTTTACCAAATTACCCTCAAAAAGCTGAGATAAGAGGCGCGTGCAAATGCGCGGAAAAAGTTAACATTCTCTCTCCTATTTCCGGTGAAACTATCATTTCCGGTGGTTGCCGGCCTCAATTCACGACACGCGCGGCGGTGTGTACCCCTGGGAGGGTAGGTACCACTACGCTACGCAGCAGCCTTAGCTACGCCGGAGCTTAGCTCGCCCACGTTCTAATATT